AAGGCCTAAAATTTCCGCACTCTCAGGATCAAGATATCCTAAATACTTCCATTTCTGAAGAGCAGTATCAATACGGTCCTGCTTACGGTTATATTCGTCCTGAAGAAGTTCACGTTCTTCTTTTCTTCTTTCAGCTTCTTCTTTTCTGAGATTAGCCGCTTCTTCTCGCTTAATAGCCTCGTCTTCTCGTTGTCTTTCGATTTCCGCCTCTGCTTTTTTGTTTTCTTCCTCTCTGAGTTTTGCTGCTTCTTCTCGCTTAATAGCCTCGTCTTCTCGTTGTCTCTCAATTTCTGCCTCTACTCGTTCGGCTTCTTCTTTTCTGAGATTGGCCGCTTCTTCTCTTTCGTCAGATTCTTTCTTGTATCTGAATTCTCTATCCTTATTATACTGACCCAAGCTATCTAGATACCTTGTATATTCGCTGTCCGAAAGGTCAAGCAAAAGCTCAAGTGCTCTTTCATCTTTTTCAATCGAATCAAGATATCTTTCGTACTGATCTTTATAGAGCTCAGGAATTATGTCGGTAAGCTTATTATTATAGTTTTCCCTCGCCTGAGCCGCAGCGCTTACCGCATAACTTGAAGCCACGCCGCCCGTATATGTAGAAAGCTCGCCCAGAAGGTCTTCCATTGCACGTTCGCCTTCCCTTACATACTGTTGTCTGTAAAACTCATACAAGTCATCCTTATACGGATCATATGAAAACGCTTTTATACCGTCGAGTTTATCCAGAAGTCTGGAAATTCTTTTTTCGTAAGAGCTTTTATACTGTGGTCTCTCTCCGTATTCTGCGCTGCCCATTATGTAGCGGATTGCCTGATCGTAAACATCATCGTAAGCGTACTGTATAAGTCCGTCTGTGCCGCTTGCCTTTTCAATTCGCTTTTTAAGGGTATCTGATACAGTCTTCGCTGACTCGTCTTTGGACATCTGTTCCTTAAGAACTATGGAATAATCTGTACTGTCGAGCCACCCTTTATAGCGATTAGTCTTTTCGTAGCCAAGACCTTCACTATCTATTTTTTCGTTCCTGCTCTGCTCATACTTTGCGGCGCTTACATAATCACCCTGTGCTACTGCTTCGTCAATTTTTGACTGATAGTCAATTTCCTTGTTATAACTCATTTTCCTCCCCCTTGTATAATATTTGTTTTGCTTAAATCAATTTCAATGATATTAGAACTGTCAAGATGTGTCAGGATGTATTCTAAAAGTTCCTGATTGACCCTTAGGTAATTTTCAATAATTTTTATTGCCTCATCGGGGGTTTTGCCCGTAATATCTTCAAGATTTGTAAACACTGTAATCACCTCAGTTTACGCAGAATTCTCTTGTTATTGTCTCAATAATGCTTCTACCTTTTCCGGAAAGTCTTATTTGCAGCTCGTGGCATTTTTTAATCGGACAAGGGATATTAATATAGCTTTTTTTATCTCCGTATGAAGTATCCACCGTTTTCCATTCGCCGTCATCTGCCTTAATTTCTGTACAGATATACGCACCTTCAAAAAGATGAACTTTCAGACGGATTCTTGAATAATTTTTTGTATTGTAATACCCTTCATCTATGGGGCAGAGTGTTATGCTCCAGAAAGCTTCTTCATCGGTTTCTTGTGTAATTTTTTCTATACCGTCCGGTTTCAGTCTGTAGACATCCTGTCCGTATGAAGCATAGCCGAGCACATCCGAAACTCCAGATTTACACCATAGATTTTTTTCAATGTCCCATATAAATTCTTCTCTCCCGTTTTTGGTATCAGCGCTGAGATAATAAAGCTTACCGTTGCTTCCTGCAGTAGTATTTTCCATTGTGACAGGTCCCAAAACATCACTTATTCTGGTAGGCGCACCGCCATAAAAGCTATAGACTCCGCCGTTTCCCTTGTATATAATACGGTTTCCTGCCACAACAAGGCTTCTTGCATCATTTTTCAGTATTCCGTTTCCAAAACACTCCGTCAGCTGAAAATTCGCAGGACGGTTCCCGTAAATTTTATAACAGGTATTCTCTTTGAAGAAAAAGCAGCTGTTTCCGTATGCTATACAAGCAGTAAAGTCACCTGCAGAATTTGACTGTATGGTGAAGCTGTCCGTGGAAATACCCTGATACGAAAAAAACGCTGTCGGATCACCTAGCGCCGAAGCGTAGATAGTGTTCCCTTCAATCCCCCATAATCTGTTTTCATAACTGCAGACAGATGTAAAATCAGGAATTTTGCGTTTAATGGTGATTCCGCCTGTTTCGGTTGCAGAGGTAAAAGTTCCGTCGGCAAAAGTAAGTTTTTCTCCGCTGACCGAAAGGACGGTTGCAGAAATATTGTTTTCGGTATTTCCCGTACAACCCTCGATTTCGATAGTATCGTCCTCCTTAAAATGTGAGAAAATCTCTTTGCCTACGTTATTGACGGTTACCAGCTCGTTTTCTACCGCATAAGCATTCTTTTCTTCCGAATAAGTTATGCTGACAACAACACGGTATTGATTTTTCAGACATTTTTCACGGTAAATAGTTCCCTCCGTAAGCGTACCTACCTCCTTCAGACTAAATCCCGTAAAAGTTACTGTTCCGTCTGTCGTGGATACTTTTTCATAAGAGGCAAGCATTGTTCCTTTCGGAAAATCCGTATATTCCTCTTTTTTGAGCGTCTCATAATAGTTTGAAGGCAGGCTTATACTGTTTTCTGTGAAAGTCACTTTAGCCTGGGAGGTATAGACTTTGCCATCGAGCCTTTTAAAACTCTTTGACTCCGTGTCAAAGCAAAGCTTGTCGGGGAAAATCATAATTTGTTTTCCCAGTATGGCAATCTGTTTCTTACCGCTTGTCAGTTCACATTCTTTTTTGCGGTTATAATAAAAACCGTCCTCTGCTGCAATGCATTCCATACTTCCCGGGACTACTGCAGTCGGTGACGTGCAAGAAAATATATGTTCACTTTTATTTCTTTGTGTAATAAACGGAAATTCATGATGAGAAATACCGCTGCAGTCCCGCATTTCTCCGGCGGAATAATTTCCGCCGGTATTGATTCCCCCGAAACTGATTATGCTTCTTTTATAAGCATTCTTTCTTTTTATTACAGGAAGATGCATAAAATCACTCCTTTATACCGCAAATTGTTTAAGTGGCGGTATGTTATTTCTCAGATAGCTTTTGCAAAATTCCGAGTATGCCCGTTCAAACAACACTGCACTTGCCGAATAGTTAGCCAATTCTCCGCTGAAAAAATCACTCATAGCAATAAGGTAAAGCTCATAGATATTGTCATACGGCGGTTTTACAATAAGTTCACGCTCGCCATCTTCAGGAAATTTATACGCAGTAAAATTATCTCTGTGCATCGTTTCTAGCGTTATCTTGCCGTCAAGCTCGCTGAGCCATCTGCATTTTATAGAATCGGGGATTGTGTCGGGGTGAAGCTTTGAAACCTGTTCAATCACTGAATTTATTGTCATAAACCACTACACTCCTTCCATTCGCCTTTTACGCATATATATACTCCGCATTTCGGAGAAGGAAGTTTAACTGCCGCTCCGCCTTCATATTCGGTATTTACCACCGAAAGACCGGAAGGCAATATGATTGCCGGCCTGTAATTCAGTATCCGATCTGACGATACTGCCGAAAAATGACCTGCAGTATTTATGCTGACAACACTTCCCTGGCTGTTAATGGTACTTGTAATGTATTCTAATGCTTCCTGCGTAACTTCGCCTCTTGCGATTCTGTTTTTTTCATTGGCTAAATAACTGATATTTGTATAATCCAACCTTGAAAGAAGAAAACATTTTCTGAAAACTCCCGTCTCCACCTCTTTTGGAAGAAGTTTGTTTGTTATTTCCTCCGAAAGCAACGGTTTATACATAGTCTCAAGGAATATGTCTGCTTCACTCATAGAATATTCAGTTTTTTTCGTTGAATTGAATTTTCCTCTATGAGATGACAGCTTTTCCCTTATCAGTAACACGCCATCCTCTCCAAGATAATTTTTAGTCAGAACTCTGTACGGTTCTTCCTTACCGTTTTCAGGGATGAGTAAGATGTCTCCTTCTGTACAGTCTTCAAGCTTTTTAAGACTGTCGTTTATTATGATGATGTGAATATCACCATCTGCCCCGTTTTCAGGAAGAGTGTCCCCTGCTGAAATGTTTCTCACAGAAGCTTGAGCGAGAGGAATTTCGCCGACTTTTACTGCCCCCAGAAGTGTACCTCCCTCAATTTTAAGGCACGCCTCAAAAAGATTTTTTGCATACTCAAAAATATCCTGTGCCAATCCGTTTTTGTCATAGATTAACGAGAGCATATCGCCGGCTGCATCCTTTCCGTTATGGCCGGAAGGTATATAAAAAGAAAGAGTCGGATTTGCCGGATTTTCGGAATTTATCTCAACATAAGCATCTTCATCCGGAGAAAGGGTCAGCGTTTTTTCAACGGAAAACACCGGAGTCAATCCGTCTTTTCCGTTGTCGCCCTTATCTCCCTTTTCGCCCTTGGCACCGGTATCGCCCTTAGGACCTGTATCCCCGCGGTCACCCTTGGCACCTTTTATTTTACCTAAATTAAATTCCGCCATATAAAAGCCCTCCTTTTATATGTTTCTTAATGCGGCTTCCGTGACAAACTCTTCTGACTTATTATCCATAAGTCTTGCAGTTTTAACATCCTGACTCATAGACTGCGCGATTACATCGGCAAACTTTTTCTTTACCTTAACCTTTTTACCGCGTGCGATGACACAGCTCTCGCCGTTTACCGCTACGAAAACATCGTCCTTGTAGTCCTTATTATCACGGAAAAGCTCAATTTCAACCAATGTGTTTCCGTTAACCTTTGTTTCTTTATTTGTAGCCATATTCATTTACTCCTTTCAAATGTTCCCTCAGTCGGTTTCCCGACCGAGGGATTATCATTTTTTAGTTTTATCAGAAGCTGGATGCTGTTTCGATACGAACCATATAGGGCTCAACAAGTCTTACAGCCGCCTTTGTCGCCTTCCAGCCTGCAGTGGCTCTCTGATTGAGAGGGTCGGAAGTACCGGCAGAGCCGAGCTGCTTTACGATATGCTGAAGACCGCCACCGGAAATTTCTGTTGTACCGTAAGCGTTTTCACCGATAATAAGTGTTGCGTATACATCAACACCGTCCTTACCTTCTCCTTCAAATACCTTTGCCTCAGAAGTTTCAACGAAGCGGACATTTTCAATCTTACCGATTTCGCCCTGATAGATGCCCTCGGGGTCTGAATATGTCTTTACGTTAATCCACTTGGGGTCACTCATAAGGTCGTAAGAAGCATCGGGATGAATAATACCGACATAGCTTCCGTTGATTGTTTCGGCATTCATCTTCTTAAGGTATCTTACCGCACGTCTGATTGCATCGACTGTGAGGTAGTGGTTACCCTCCTCCTTGCCGCCTACAAGAGCATCACGGCTGTCAACCTGACCTTCTGCAAACTGTACATTTGTACCGCCTGCAAGAACCTCTCTTGTAATGGTGTCGAGAGTTCTGCCCGCCTGACCGCCGAGAAGCTTTGTCGCCTGAATAAGGTTATTGTCAATAGCTGTAAGAAGAAGAATATCGGAAAGCTCAACAAATCCGCCGAACTGCTTGATTTGCGCAGATACGGTCTTAAGCTCAAGCTTCTGACCCTCAGGAGTGACACCCTCCATAAGAGGAGTTGTCATCTTGGGAAGCGGGTCAAACTTTCTGAATTCGATGGTCTTACCGCCATTTTTGGGAATTGGGCACTTCTGACCGAACTGGTCGTGCACCAACTTGGGTTCTGCCATATCAATAAGGTAATCGGAGTAGTAGGTCCTCATTTCACCTGAAAGACCGCCTTCTCCTTCGTAGGGGGTATTTGCCCCTGTATTGGCATTTGTTATGCCTGCTGTCGTGTTAACAACATCGCCTGCAGCAAAATGCTGCAAATTAAACTTGTACATTCATTAGTCCTCCATTTTTCAAATTTCAATAGTTCAGAAGCTGATTCTTTCGCCTTTTGCGGCTCTCTTCGCAAGCTCTGCTCTTTCCTTCCTGGAAAGCTTGGATGCATTGCCCGAAAGGAGAATACCCGACGCACCCTCGCTGCCGTTTTCCACGGGTCTGTTTCCCTTAAGGCGAATTGAATCAACAACCTTTTTTTCCGCAGCCTTTGTGTTGTTTTCGAGGATTTTGTCAATGTTTGCAACCTCGTAAGCATTCTTAACGCTGACACCAAGTCTGAGGAGTCTTGTAAACTCGGGGTTCTTTATCTCTTTTTCAAAGTCGAATTCGGGATAAATTCCCTTTGTTTCTGCCGCCTGTTCTCTGAGTCTCTGTGCATCACCTCTGAGTTTCATAAGCTGAAGCTCGTCCTGATGACGCTTCTTAAGGAAGCTGTTTTCCAAAGTAAGTCTTCTTAAAATATCTTCCCTTTCATCACCGTTTACGGTTTTGTTGTTCATAGTTTCTTCCTTCAAATTTTTCACCTCCCTGAATCGTTTGCTGATAATTTTCTGCACCTTTTTCGAGAACTGTTCTTTGTACTCTCCCTCAATGAGTGCCTGAAATTCAGCATCCTTATCCCTTGTGCTTCCGGCGTCAAAGCCTTTGTCATCGCCCGCGTGCGGAGTGCTGACTTCCGCAGTATTTTCAGCTTTTATATTATCTTCTGCCTGCGCGCTTTCGGCAGAGATGATAACCTTTTTATCTTTTTTACTCATACTTTTACATCCTTTCGTGTTGTGAAAGCTCTCTTATTTTTTCTTCTACGGCACGTTTTCCGTCAAAGTCCATTATTTCAAGCGCTGCCAATGCGTGGGTAGCATTTTCCGGATTGAAAAAGCCTAATTTAAAAAGCTCTTTTGCCAATTCATTCTGTGCAAGCCTTGTATAGGGGCTCTTTTTCTGCGTCTTCACGGCAATATCGAAAACAGGTTTGCGATATAGATTGTTTTCATTTTTCGTTATCCTGAGGTTCTTATTACTGTAGTCAGAAAAACTGTATCCTCCGTCAGCCGTGCTGATTCGGAAACACCTTGTTTCGGAATAAAACTGACGGATAAGCTCTATACACAGATAGTTGATGGCAGTATATGCCCGGTAGGTTGTCTTGAGCATATCGCGGCTCATCT